TGCCTTGGCTCCTTCTGGATCTTTCAACTTGTTTAATGCTTCATCATCGCCTGTCACAAAATACACAAAATTGTATAGGTCAGTTGAATACATTCTGAATCTGTTGTAGTTTGAATGTTTGGTGTCTCTAGCATATTTGGATGCCAATTGTCTGTATGTGGGATATTGATTAAGCAGTTGCAGTATCAACAGTGTGAGATACAATCTCTCTGAACAGTCTGTGTAAGTGAGTACCTTGTGGTCACCGGAGTCACGAGTCATACGTGCTTCAAACAATGAACTCAAAAAGTCCAATGTGTTTTCAGTTGGTTCTGTAAGTTTTGTCGTCATAATTTGAACAGACAAATCCTGTGGTTAATCGTCGAATTTGTCGTAATGACTTGGCTCAGATTGTTCTACATTGTACATAGAAATAAACAACTCTACCATGTCTTTTGATTGTAAAAACTTCTCAAGTGTTTGACTCTGTTGTAGATCTTTTGTGAACTGTGCCTTAACTTGTGGTTTTACACTTGGAGCAGTCAACAATCTTCTCAACATTGTGGCTTGATTCATAGAAACTTTGAACTTTTTGCCATCATCAGTCACAACTGTGTCTAATGGATTTGGATTGCCTCTACTGTCCAATATTTTGCCCAATTGATTGAATATGGAATCCTGTTTGAATTCTTTGTCCATACCCGCATTTGGATCGTCTGCTGGGTCAATATCTCTAAACTCTTTAATAAACTCTTTTGCTTTCATTGTGTTCTCCTTATCTATTTATCGCTCTGTTGGCTTTGGTGAAGCCGGATCTGTTGACCAATTTGATGTTGCCTTCTGGTGATCCCAACACATAACCTTCTCCGCCTGGTTTTCCATTGATGGTGGCTGAGATATCTCCTTGTGCTGTGTCCAACTGTTGTATGATGTTGTCTTTCACTTTCATTATTCCGCCAACCAAAACCCACAGTTTGCTGAATGCTGTCATGTTGCCTTTCACATATTCTGTGATACGTGCTTTTTTAGGTGCACTCACAGAACTGTTCTGCAACCATTGTATAAAATCTTCTCCCAGTCTTGTTAATCCTGTGTCCACTTTGCTGTTGGTATAGGTGTACAATATGTTGGGCATATCTGTCAATTTCATCTGAGTCAATTTGTTTTTGTTCAACAGTTTGTCAATGTCTGCTCCACTGTTTTGTACCAATGACTTCAATTGATCCAAACCTTTAACTTGAATGGATTCTTTCTTGTTCACAGTGGTTGGTGGTATTGCCAACACTGAACCTTGAATCATGTCTAAATCTTTGATGGGTAGTATTTTTCCATCTTCAGTCATGGTGTGATGTATCACCACTCCCACTTTGCTTTGTGCTATCTTTTTTCCTATGTCGCTGTTCACATTCACTCTGTATTCAACCACATTGGGTTTGAACACAAAATTATTGCCTGCTTTCTTTGGAGTCTGAAAATACAGCATATCTCCCACAAAATATCCTTGGAAGTTTTCTGGCACTGCTTCTGCCACAGTGTTGAACACTGAAGCCATCTTGGCGGCATACTGTGCCTGTGCTTTTTTCTTGGTAGGATCTTTGCCTCTAGATGTGATTACACCTTTTAAGTCTTCTGGATTGGTTGCTCTGCCATCATAACTTTTTGCCACAAAGCCTGCTTTGTCAGTGAATATGAATTCTCCGTTGGGATTTCTTCCAAACACCACAGCAGGTGAACCATCCCATTTGATTGTGAGTGATTGTGTGCTTTTGGTCAGTTGCTCCAACTGTTGAATGGCTCTAGACGCACCACGTGAACCTTCCCAGAAAATTAAATCTTCTGCGTGTTGAATTCTTGATTCTTTCAGTGCTAGATTTTTTCTATCTGTTTCTTTGAATTCTACCAGTCTCATATTTTCAATCTGTTGATCATTGTTCTGAACCAACTGATTGGACCTGTGATACTTTCAGGCAATGTTTTACCCATCTTGGCAAATGAATCTTTCACATCAGCCACCAGTTGATCGTAATCAGATCTTCCTTTAATTTTTGCGTGTATGGTTTCCACAGTGTTGAGATCGTTAGCAGTTGCTCCTTTACCTAAAAGTAATTCAGCAATCTTGTTGGGATCCTTTGTGATCACTTCATTGGTCTCTCTGTCCAACAGTCCTGCTTTGTGACTCCATTTGTATCCAAGTGGCTTGGCAATGGAAGCCATCATCACGTGTCTGTCTGCACCTTTGTATTCCGATCCAGGTTCACCACCTTGTAAACTCCAACGCATCCAGTCTGGATCACCAAACATCAAATCTGTTTGTACATATCCATTCTTGGCACTGCCTCTGATGGGAGTTTTGAAGTGAACTGATATTCCGCTTTTCTTAACCCACAGTTTAGGATCCTGTTTGTTCTGTATGGCCCACTGGCTCAATTTGTCTGCCAATTGATCTTTGGTTGTGTTGGCTTGATCCACTGCCACATCCAAGTCACCTGATGTGGGTGCTTTGCCTGTGGTGCCCAGCATATTGTTTTGTAAATCTAATCCAGTGATTTTTTCCAACCAGGCAAGAGTGGGAGCCACATCCGCTTTGTTTATGCGTTGAGTGGCAAGTTGTCCGTTGGGATCTTTGAATACATTTCCGCCTTCTTTAAGAATCATTTGATTTTTTGCTTTCAATTATTTTCTTCACACCCACTTGAAATTTCTTTGCTTCTTTGTTGCGAATAGAATTTAAAAAACGTCTTTCCAATTCCTGTGCTTGTTCTTCTGGATAGTTTTCTCTAATGGTGTTCAATAGATTCACAGCACTTTCAATGATGTTGGAGCCTGTGGTTTCAATAAAGGCATCACTGTCGTTGATTCTGCCTATATTTCGCAACTCATCCAATATGCTTCTGGTACGTTTTTTCATAATTCTGCCCTGCTTTTTATTATTTACCGATTACACCACAATAATAAAGTAAGTGTTCATAGTATAACAGATGCTATTTTGGTTGTCAATCTTTTAATTTGAGCTCTTGACAGATATAAATAAACGTGTTATATTACTAGCACATTGTTGATATAACAACACACAAACACACAAAAAAGGAGAAAAACAATGGCAAACAGCACAAGAAACGGCTATGAAATCAGAGCCGATCTATTAGGACTAGCGAAACAGATCGCTGAGTTCAACTATTCAATCAAGTACAACGAGTACGAACAATCTGTAAGAAAAGAAGGTGATCAAGTGGTGACTGAATTTAAGTATCCATCGATCCAAGCAGAGGACATCATTGCGACAGCACAGAAGTTCAATGAGTTTGTAACTAATGGCTCTTCAATTGGTGAGAACACTCAGATGTTGGTTGAAAATGTGAAGAAGTTCAATGAAAAGATTCAGGAGTCAATCAAACCTGAAGCAATTCAAGAAAACTTCAAACAGTATCAAGAGAACGTTCAGAAGTTTACAGAAACTTTCTTTAACGGTATCAAGAAGTAATCAATCACAAATCACAGGGCCTAATAGAAATACTAGGCCCTTTGACAAAAGGAGAAAAAGTATGTGGCCATACAATCACTGCGAATGGAAAAGTGTAACTTACGGCATCAGCGGAGCCAAAAAGAGAGCCAAACAGGCTGTCAAAGACAAGATGTTGATCATTGCCAGTGCTATTCCATCAGCAATTTTAATAGTAGGTTTACTCTATACACTGTTAGGTAGATAAATACCTACATAATGAACTTTTTACAATTTGTTTCAGAAGTAGGATTTCCCATTGCTGGTGCTGTGGCATCAGGTGTATTCATATTCATCATTTTAAAATTCATATTGGCAACTGTGACAGGTTCTGTGAATGGTCTTAAAAACATCATACAGGCACTGGACAACAGAGTGCAGACCATGAACAATGACCTGGTCAAGATAGATGCTTTGCTGTCACACGTGACAGGAGTTAAACCCAATGTGGATAGACTTGCCGCCAACGAAGGCAAAGAAGATGCGAGGAAAGACTAGATGATCACCATAGAACTTGCCAATGCGATAAAAGAATTTGGATTCCCAATTGTAGCGGCATTTGGTTTGGGCTATTTTGTTTATTATGTTTGGACTTGGGTCACCAAAGAAATCAAGCCTGTGTTGGGTGAAGCCAACACCACACTGATTGCTCTGATAGACAGAGTGAGAATGTTGGACAACGACATGATACGTTTAACTCAGAAGTTAAACATGATTCTTGAGCAAAAAGAAAAAGAAAAGAAATCCAAAAAATAGTTTATTTTGTTGTGGCTCTGAATATGCCATCCCAATCTTTGGGCAGTGATTGAGTCTGCATGAACGCACATCTTTCAATCCACATTTCGTAGTAGCCTTTCATCTGACCTTTGAAGTCAGCCATCAACAGTTTGCACTTCGCACTGGCTTTTTTGAATTCTTGTTTTCTGTACAACTGATGCATTTCATTGTGTTTTTTGATTTCTGCTTGATAACGATCTTTGTTGAGATCCAACACTGTGTATATTTCCAATCCCACAGTTTTGCCTTTCACTGCTAGGTCATCCAGTTTTAGGTATAAGAAATCATTTTCAGTTCTTCGCACAGTTTCAGGTCCCACAATCAACAGCACTCCATAATTCTTACACTGTGATTCCAATCTGGCTGTGGTGCTGACAGCATCACCCAACACATCATAGGAATGTCTCTGTGTGCTACCCATCTCGCCTATGTAGCCCAAGCCAGTGTTGATGCCAGCACCCATGCCCACAGGTGGTCTGCCTTCTGCTGTGATTTTGTTGTTGAATTCTTTCACTGCTCGCAACATATTCAAACCTGTTTGAACTGCTGTGCGTGGATGATTGGGATCGTCAATGGGAGCATTGTGAATGTGCATGGAAGCATCGCCAATA